CGCGGCCCCGCCGAGTTCGGTCAGCGGAACGGTGCTCTCGGTGTCGATGACTTCGCAGAATATGTCGCTGATGCGGAACGGGGCCTGGATGTGCCCGGCACTCGTCGCCGCAGAGGTAAGCGCGTTCGAGAAACGCAACTTGAACACGCGCCCGTGGACGCGCGGCGACAGCAGCAACGGGAAGGATACAGCCTGCCGGTTCTCGCCGTACTGCGTCAGGCGCGTTGCCGTGGAGTCGTAGACGCGCCCCTGTGTGTAGCGCACCGTGGACTCGTCGTAGTCGGTGTACACCTGACAGTTGATCCAGTAGTTGCCGGACGACAGGTCGCTGTTGCGATCCCAATTCTGGTTGTATGACGAGATCGAGCGCAGAATCAGGTCGATGCGCGTGAGCGTCTTGCGCTCCAGCGTCCCGAAGTCGAGCCATCCCGTCTCGACCTGTGCGTTGACCGTGTCGGCAGTCCCGTTCTCCGGGTCTGTGACATCCGCGTCCTTCGCCGTCGTGCGACCACGGAACTCCAGCAGCGACCCGTCCGGTCGGAACACCAGCAACTGCTGCACGTCGCTGCCGATCGAGGCGTGGTGGTTGGTCATCATGCCGCCGCCGACGATGTCCGGGTGATCCTCCAGCCACGCCTCGTCCGTGTCGTACTGGTGAATCAGCACTGTCGAGTAGGTAGCCGTGCTCGCCGGGAGCGCGTCCTGGTGCCGCTCGCTGCTGTCGGTGTCGAGCACCCAGATGATCTGCCGCTCGCGCTCGTCGTGCAGGCCGCAAACGACGGCAGACGTGCCGTCAATCTGCTCGGTCGCCAGAAGGTCACGGTACGCCTTGCGCGCAACAAGCCTCACTTGCGAACCGTCCCAGACCGCCGGACCCTGCGGCGTCCAGATCCAGTGCAGGCCGTTCGCAACCACGCAGCGGTTGGTCATGCCGCGCTTGTCGAGGATGCCAAGCCGCGTGAAGTCCGACCGCCGACTGAACGGAGACTGAAGGGACTGCGTCGCCGACAGCGTCTCGCGCGAAAACCAGCGATGCACCGTCAGGTCGTCGCCGAGACACTTCATCTCGGCAATCTCGTTGCCCTCGCCATCGAACGTGACGAAGTTCGGTGCTGCCGTCTGCCCCGCGATGCCGGTGTGCCAGAGCAGGAAGTCGCCGCGCTGCGAGTACCAGATGGTGCGGTCGCCGTAGAGCCCGTTCGGGTCGGTGGCGTAGCCGATCATCAGGCGGTTCTTGTAGACCTCGGCGTAGATCCCGCGCGGGTTGTTCGATGCGTTGAGCGCGGAGTCGGCGCCGATCTGCGCGGGTGTGCCGAGTGCCGTGTTGTAGAACCAAGTGCGCAGCACACCGACGCGCGTGCCCGAGAGGTATGCCGTCAAGTCGATTGCCACCGGCACGCCGCGATCGCTGGTGATGATCAGGTAGCTGCGCCCCGCTGTCGTTGCCGGGTTCGCCGCGTGGATCGAGGCCGCAGTGTGCGAGACGAGCTGCTCGAACACGACGCACGAGCCGACGCGATCCACGTCGGTCGTGTTGGTCGCCGTGCCCGCGAGGTAGCGCGCGAGCGGGTCGATGAACGATCGCGTCTTGGCTCCGCTCGTTCCTTCGTAGACACGATCGAGCGTAACCGTGAACGGTCCCACGCCAGCCGCTGCCGTGACCTCGTAGACCTCGGAGCTGAACCCCGTGCCCGAAGTCACGTCCGCGACGATCAACTGCCCCCTGACGCGAAGAGAGGTCGTGGTCGCGGTCGCGCTGCCGTTGGTGAACGTGATGCTCTCCGTCACCGCGGGCGTGTAGAGCGCAGAGAACCCGAGCGAGTCGTATGCGAGTGCCCAGTATGGATTCGCGATCACCGACAGTTCGGAGTTGATGTCGAACGCCCACCACCAGTCGCTCGACGCGATGCGAGCCTTGAGGAGGCGCTGCCCCTTGCGCGTCCACCACTCGTTGTCGCGCAGTCCGACGTTGTAGCTGCCGCGCATGTAAGTGCCCTGCAGCGCGCGGTCGGTGACGCGCGAACTGTTGGCACCCATCAGCGGGCCGAGCCCGACGACGCGAACCTTGCCAGCCATCAGGCTGACTCCTCGACGCCCCACACGACGCCGCAGTAGCGAATCTCGCCTGCGCCGATGCTCAACGACGGCGCGAGTTTCAGCGTCGTGTCCACCGCCGTGCCGCGCACACCCGTGCCGAGGTCGATCGTGAACGGGCCGTTGCTCCCCGTGAGTACCGTATCCTGCGCAGCGAGCTTCGCGAACGAGCCCACGGGACAGATCACCGCCGTCGCAGAAGACGAGTCGTGGAAATACAGCGTGCCGGGATTCGCTGCGACGAGTGTCGTCTTGACGATCGCCGTGATCGCGAACCCGCGCAGAACAAAGCGCCTGCCGGTGCTCGGCGTCCAGATCGTTACCGCCGTCGTGCCGGTGATCGAGTCACCGATGAACGGCTGATAGATGTCGGACGCGGACGCGCTGCGCGTCGTCATCTGCAGCCCGCCGCGAACGGCGAGCGTCAGGTCCGACAGCGCCCGGATCAGGTCGGGATCGCTCAAGAGTAGCTACCCCGGATGCGCCGGTACCACGCAGAACCGGACGCGATACCAGGCGTCGGACGCCCAGCCACCATCGACGGCTTCAACGTCAGCGTCGCGGGTGCCTGAATCTTCCGGTCAACCGAGATCGCCTTGCCAAGCTCGTCCCGGTACATCGCCATCCACTGCGCCGCCGCCTCGTTCTCGCCGTAGTACAGCAGCCCACGCGCCGTCGCGCCGTACTCCAGCAGCTTCGTCCAGTACAGCGTAATGAAGTTGCTGTCGCTGCTGGTCAGGTCCGCCGGGTACGCCCAATACTTGATCCGCAGCGTGTACGTCGCATCGGGGATCGGGCGCAGGAGGTAGCTGGTGCCGCTGCGAGCCCAGCAGTACGGCAAGCCCTCCTCGGTGGATAGCTCGCCGAACTGGTCGAGGATCGCGCGCTCGCTCAGTTCGTCAAGGAAGCGGTAGTTGGAACTCGAATCCTTGCGGACCTGAATCCACTCGCAGTCCTTGAACGTCGAAGGGCTGGGCCACGTCTTCGTGCCCACGCCATCGGAGGTCGTCTCCGAGGTCGTGGTCGTCTCCATGGCCGACCAGTTGTGATCCGCGCAGATGTCCTCGCGGATCGTCTGGTTGATGATCCGGTCTACATCCGAATCTTCAGTCGTCGTTACCCCGACACGGCCGAGGTTCCGTTGCACTGCGGCTCTCATTTGGGCGAGTGTCAACGACCCGATACCCCTTCCGCGCCCAGTCGCGCAGGCTCTCGTGCTCCTGAAGCCGCCGCTCGGTGCGAGGACCGTACGACTTCTTCATGCCGAGAGCTTCGTGGAACTTGCTCACGTAGTGCCGTACCCCGGCTTCGTCGGCGCAGGGCGCTCGTAAGGCGAGTTACCCGTGCGCGGCGTCGCGATCGGCGACTTGCGGATGATACCGGAGCCCTGTCCCGCCATGCGGGGGGACGGAGCCCCGGTGCCCATCTTGAAGCCGTCGTCGGGATACTTCTTTCCGGCGAACGCACCGGAGCGAGCCTTCGCAAGCCGCTCCAGGTGCGTGTTGCCGGGACAGCATCCGCCGTCGTTCTTCATCAGCTCTCCGTGAAGACCAACTGCCGGACGTAACCCAGACCGCTACGCGGCTTCGCGATGCTCGCGAACAGCGTGGCCGAGGTGTTGTCGTACGCGGTGGGCGGCTCCTCGAACTCGTAGCCGAGAGCTCCGCAGTACACGACGCCGACACCGTCCGAGGACGGATCGAACGCGATCTGCTCGCCGGGGGCGAGAGTCGTGTCCGACACGCTCCAGACGTTGCACTTGTAGACCGTGCCCTCGCCCGAGGCGAGAACCGGGACGGTGAACGTGCCAATCGTCACCGCGCTCGTCAGCGAGTCGGGGCGCGTCGCGCGGTACACCGTCACGACGCCATCGTCCGAAACTGCGGTCTTGATCACGCAAGTGATCGCGACGACGCGGAACGAACTGAACATCGGGTGGGTATACGCCTCCGTACCGTTCGCGAGGTTGATCGTGGCGGTCGCCGAAACCGACCGAAGGTGACCGTAACTCTGCTCTGCCATTTCTTAGGCTCTCCTTAGCTCGTTCCTAATCAGGCCGAGCGGACACGGATGATGCGGTTGTCACCGGCAGCGACCGGCCAAACCTTCGACCAGCCACCGAGGTAGTACCAGGCACTCGACTGGTCGCGGCCGTGGTCGCCCGGCAGACCGTCGCGCACCTCTTCCGCAGTGCAGACGCCCTCGATGACGGCATCCTCCGCGAACACGGTACACTCGTCCGAGTACGCACCACTCAGACGGCCCGAGATGTGGTTGTCGGCAACCATGCGGCACGAAGCCGAGGCACCGCCAAGACGCCCCTTCTCGCCCGAGAAAAGCTTCTCCGGGTCGCCGTAGTAGTTGGCCTTCTCGAACTCCGGGTCGTCTCCGATGCTACGGAGCGCCGAGATCGAGCAGACCGCGACGTAGTTCGTGCCGTCCCACGGCGGGGCAGGGACGTACTGCGTCGAACCGTAGACGCCCCACGAGAAAGCATCGCACCAGTTCTTCAGGTCGTATACCTGAACGCGGCGGGTGGCCGTGGTCGAAGGCGTGCCGTCCAGATCCCACGTTCCGGTCGGATTCGCGTCCGTGCCGGTCGGGATGTAGCAGACATCCGCCGTGTTCGCGCCCTCGGAGTAGCAGCGGTAGTCGAGCTGCTTCGCCATGTCGTTCACGAGCGACTTGACGATGCTCTGCTCCTTGACCTCGATCTCCGACAGCGAGTCGAACAGCTCGGACCACGCGACGGCCTTGCCGGACTCGTAGACGGTGAGCGTGCCCTGCGAGTACGCCACGGTGCTCTTCGGAATGGGAACGCCTTCCGAGAGGTACGCACCGTCGAGCGTGGTCGTCAGGTTGCCCTGCCGGTTGAACAGGAACTGCTTCCCGTTCTTGCGACCGTACTCCTGCTGCGGGTCCGAGAACTGCCGGAACCGGAACATCGGCTGACCGACAGTGCGGAGCTTCTTCGAGAGCTTGTTGTTGGCGGTGTATGCGCCCGCCGCGTTACTGTACCAACCCTGCGCCGCCAAGGTGCGCTGCCAATCTCACGGCTCCGCTGTTCAACTTTGGGAGGGCACCACCTCCCGTCCAAGTTGCCGCGTCAGGCGGCGTTCGCGCGCCTCCGCGCCTTCATCATCTTGTTCCGCTCTTCGTAGTACTCGGGGTCGTTGCGAAGGTTCTCGCCACGCACGCTCTGTCTCCAGCGCGCACGCTCGGCCAGCGCCTCCGCAGTGCGCTCGGCCTCGTCCATGTCAGGATCGACATCGCCCTGCATCGGCGCACCCGGTCCACGACCCGGCGCACCCGCCATCGCACGGCGGCTCTGGTTCTGCGCCTCGGCAGCGTACTTCGCGGCCTCCTGCGCAGCCTGAATCTTCTGCCGCACCACGTCGCGGGCGTAGTTCGCACGCGCGCTGTAGTCGGCGTTCGGGTCCGTCTGCTGGAACGCGGCTCCGACCTCTCCCTGGAACATCTGCAGTTCCGGGTTCGCGGAGAAGAACTCGCCCCAGAAGCGTTCGTTGAACCGCTGGTACTCCATCTCCTGACGGAGGCGCATCTCGCGTTCGGCCATCTTGGCCTCGGCGCGCTGCTCGGCGAAGCCGACGACCTCGGAGACGAACCGCTCGGGCTCGTTCACGATGGTGCCGAGGATGCGCTCGCGGATCTCGCTCTGCGGCGGCGCAGGGATGGTCGGCTTCACCGGGGCAGGCTGCGAGCCCTGTGCAACGGTCTGCGCGAGGCGGGCGATCTGCTGGTTCTGCTGCTGGAGGACGCCGCCAAGCTGCTGCGTGTACTGCTGGAACCACTGAGGCGGGGCATCAGCCTGCGGCTGCTGCTCCTGCGGGTTCTGATCCTGCTGCACCTACATGACCAGTCTCACGGCTCCGCTTTGCCTAGGGTCGCGGACTGCACCTGTCCGCTTCTCTCGGTCCATCTCCGTGCGCGCCTTGATGCCCGTCTCCTCGGTGCGCTGCAGAAACCGCAGCAACTCGTCCACCTCGGAGCCCAGCGCCTGATTCGCGCGGATGTTCTTCTGCTGAAGGATCTCCGTCTCGGCCTCCGAGCGGATCTTCTGCAGCGTCGGGAGGTAGGCTTCCCGCCAGCCCACGGGGCAGAGGAGCCCCGCCAAGTCGATGTCGTGCTGCAACTGCGCCCGCTTGTCCGGGGCAGCTATCTTCAGCGCGAACCGCTTCTTGTCGCCCTTCAGGTCGTCCGTCAGGCGTTTCGAGATCTCTTCCAGCGCCGCGCACTGGTACGAGATGTCCTTCGCTGCCCACTCCGTCGTGTGCGACAGGCTGAACAGCATTGACTTCACCTGCTCCGTGCGGTCATCGACGTAGGCGCGGATGGCTTCCTTCCACGTCGTCGGGAGCGTGTTCGCGACTCGCTTCGTCGCGAATTCCGCGTTCTCGTAATCGCGGAGTGAGGACGCTGCCTTCACTTCTTGCCCTTCGGAACCAAAGCATCGCGGAGCGTCGCAGCCTCATCGAGGGCGCGCTCAAGATCCTCCGCAATGGTGGTCGGCTTCGCATCGCTGCGATACGCGGCGAACAGCGCAACCGCCGCGTCTAGAAACAGCTTCTCAGGGTCTACAGCCATCTTTCCGCCCCTTTACTCCGATCTAGGAATCGCGCAAGTTCAGATAGTCTTACGGTCCCGAGACTCCCACCGCCCCTGACAGTTCTCCCGGTGGCTCATCTCGGCCTTCGTGCCGTACTCGTCGATCCGGCTCAGGACCGCGACCGTCGTGGCGAGGGTCTGGCTGACCGCCGTGATACTCGCCGAAATGGCCTTCAACTCGCCCTGTAGCTGCACGATGGACTTGTTCTGCTGGTAGAAGATCGCGGCCATGAAGATCGCCAGAATACTCGGCGTCAGCAGGTTCGAGTCCTTCAGAAATCCGATGATCTCCGTCACGTTGGGGTACTCCAGAGTTCCGCTTCGGCAGCGCGGCGGCGGATCAGGCCGGGGAGATCGACCATCTCTCCCGAGTGGGGGTGGCGTGCCTTCGTCCAGCGTTTGAGCTGTTCCGGCACGGCGTCGTAATCGCCCTGGTTGAGCTTCTTTCGCAGCGTGGACTGCAGGAGCGCCAGCGGCCCCAAGTTGAACACGAAGCTGGACAACGCCGCGAACTGGTTGTCGTTCAGCGGGACGGTGATCAGCATCGAGACCTTTTCGCCAGCCTCGCGCAGGTCTTCCCGCAGCAGCTCCTCGGCCTCGTCGCGAGAGACTTGCGTCTCGTGTGTGACGCCCTTTGTGTGCCCGAAGCCCACGGTGAGCTTGCCGGACGGGCAGCGGTAGGCATCTGGGCAGAAGCCCTCGAACTCGCGAACGAGGTCGAATCCCGCCTTGTTGACGACGCGCGGCATCACCTGACCGTGAAGGTGAGCGTGGCGCAGGCGGTATTGTTGGCCTGACGCAGCACGACGGCGGCGTAGTACCGACCGGGCACGCGCCGAAGGATGGCAGCGGGCTGGGGTCCGATACTTGGGTCCGTGATCGCGCCGTTCGGGCTGTAGGCTTGCAGCCAGAAATCGGCGCAGGAGGCGTTTCCCGCGTTCACCGTGCTGATCTCGACGAACGGGCTCGGGTTCGATGGCGGGTCGATGCAGACGACTTGCGGCTCGGACTGCACCGCGAACGTGATCGTGCGGCTGTCCTTCACGTAGTAGTCGCACGCCTTACCGATGGTCGGGGCAGGGGAACGCGTGGGTTGCGGGCTCGGGATCGGCGGGTTGTTCTTCTCGCAGCGGCGGTAGCAGCGTTCGAGGTCGCCCGCGTGCGCGGCGCCCCACTCCGCGCGCGCGGCACCCCACAGGATGAACAGGGACAGCGCCGCAAGCAGCAGCGTCGTCACGAACAACACCGGTCGATGAGTCATGGGCTACCTCACGGCACCGTGTAGGAACACGGCGTCGATCCACGGCTCGATCAGCTTCGACGTGGGGTTCATCTGGTGAGCCTCCATGCGAAGAACGCGAGCGCGAACCCAAGCGCGAATCCCCATGCTGCTGCCTCGATGATCATCGCCCTACACGACGCCGAGTGCGGTCAGCGCCGTAGCGATCTCCGGCGCGACGATGGCCTCTGCGTTCGGCCACGTCGGATGGAAGGCGTCGGCCCAGAACGACGCCTCGTTGCGCCGTGGCATCGGGAAGAAGTCGATGTCGAGCGGGCGCAGGATGTGGCGCAGCGCCTGCCGCTGGTCCGAGCACCACTCCGTCAGCTTCCGCATGAGGATGCGCCACTCCGGCGGCTCCGGCGGAACGGAACTCACCGCCGGGAAGCCGATTGGCAGGCCCACGATAGGGCGCACACCGGCTGCACGGAGGGCGAGCGCCATGTCGCGCACGTTCTCCGCGGTCTGCTGCGCCGATATGTCAATGTGCTGATCGTTCGGGTCTATCAGCGTCACGCAGTCGTTCGTGCCCCACGACAACACCGCCACGGTGGGTAAGTCAGTCGCGGCCGAGAGCAGGCCGAGCGCGCGGGTCTTGCCACCACGCGAGGTCTCGCCGCCGACGCCGAGCACCGTGACGATGTCGCCGGGATGCGACGCCTCCCACTGCGGCTTGAAGTACGTGCCGTACTGGTAGGTGATCGAATCGCCGAGAAGCCAAATCTTGTTCATCCGAGTTGCTCCACCGATGCGGCGACAGTGTAATTGACGGTGCCCGTGGTCACGTCCACCTTCAGCACGATCGCCGTCGCCGAGTTGTTGATCGTGATGTAGGTCGGGCCGCAGTGCCATTCCTTCGATGCGCCAGCCACGACCGGCAGCGCGGTCGCCCAGAGCCCCGTCTGGTTCACCATCGGCATGAGGTCGGCGGTGTGCGTGGTGCCCTGCGAATCGACGTAGCCCACCGTGCATTGGAACGACCCGGTGTTCGTTCCCGAGGTCGTCGTGATCACCTGCTCGACGCGGTAGCGACCGGCGGTCGCGGGAGGCGTATAGGACAGCGCAGTGAAGTCGGCGGTCTTAGTGGCAGACACACCGCTCTCACCCGTGATGATCGGCAGGCCCGTCCCCGCCGTCGTGATGTTGTTGTACGTGGTGAACTTGCCGGCGAGCGAAGACTGCGCGCCGCCCGTGTCGTTCAGGAAGTAGCGCGCCGAGTTGGCCGTGATCGCACTCTTGATGCAGGAGGAGGTCGTCGCCCCCGCCAGCGCCCCGCAGGTCACGGCCGTGTCGTCCGTTACCGCTACCGTGCCAGAGCCGGTCGTCGTGTACGGGTCGTACTTGAGACCGCCGCGCGCGGTGATGGTCAGCGTGTTGCCTGCCGCCGCCGTGTAGACGTTGCCGTGCAGCACGGTGAAGTCATTCGACACCGTGAAGGCAGAAGGGTTCGACCCGTTACTGTTGAAACTTGGGTGGTGGTACAGCGAGTAGTGCCCCGCCATCTGCTGGGTGCCGCTCGCCGAGGTCTGCGTGAAGATCGGCTGATCGTCGAGAGCGTAGGCGCTACCCAGCACCCACCCGTTCACCTGACTCGTGGTGTACGTGCGATTGTGCAGGAAGCCGCCGACGATCGGGAGGTGGGTGGCCGCCGTGGTCGTGCTGGTCCCGCCCATGCGGACGGCGTACTGGTACGACGCGGACACAGCGTCGCCCGTGACGGTCGTCGTCGGCGAGAAGTCGAGGCCGAGATAGTACGGGAACAGGTTGCCCGACAGCGTGCCGGTCATCGTCGTCGTCGAGCTTGCCGACAGCAGCGAGAACACGGCGTTGCCCGAGATGTCGAAGGTGGACGAATTGAACCGGACGGCGGTGTTGTTGTTGCCCGTGGTTAGGTCGGCAACCGAGGGCCAGAGATCGACCTGATCGTCGAGGTTGATCTGCCCCTTGGTGGCGTGGGTTGTACTGAAGAGGTTCAGATCACCACTGGACGACGTGGAGCCGTACAGCCCCGTGCTGGATCCAAGTGCCACCGCTCCGGTGGAGAAGATCAGCGACGGGTCGGTGCCGGAAGAGAGATCCCACGTCCAAGTGTAGGACGTGCCCGAGGCCGCACCAAAGGTGGGCGACGCCAGCAAGGAGCAGGTTCCGCTCGTGCAGGTGAAGTGCGTCGAGGGGAACGTCACCGCCCCTTTGGTGGACGAGTCTGCAGCCGCGTCCGCAATGGTCAGGTTGCCCGTCGTCGCGTTGAGTGTGAGCGGCGTAGAGGCGGACACGGCAATTGTCCCAGAGGCATCCGGCAGCGTCCACGTCCGATCACCGCCCACGTCGGCCGCAACCAGCAGGCCCTCGTTCGAGTTGCTGGTGGCACCCTCCCAGATGAGCCCGGTCGTCGCGAACCATACCGACGAGTCGCCGTTCGCCGGGTTTCCAGCGAGCGTCTGCGTGTCGTCGATGTCAACCTGCGCGATGGTCGCGTCGAGGATCTTGCCCGTGGTCACGGCACCGGTGGCGATCGTCGCCGAAGCGCCGCCCGACGTGGTCGTCACGTCGCCGCCGGACAGCCCCGCCTGATACTGCACCGTGCCCGCGCAGATGCTGCCCGTCGTGCAGACGGTGCCTGTCTCATTCGGGATAGTGATGGTCTTATCCGAGGCCGTCGGGTCGGTTACGGTGATGAACGTCTCGATGCCGTCCGCTGTCGTGCCTTCGCAGAGTATTCCGCCCGAACCACTACTGCTCATCACGCAGTTGCTCGCGGCGAGCGAGTTGCTGGCAAGCGTGTTCGTGTAGTCAAACGCGATCGTCGGCGTGCCGCCTTCCGTCGAACTCGACCCACTGATACCCGCACCCGCCGTGATCGTTGCGACGTAGTTGCCCGTCGTTTCGGTCGTGAGCGCCACGCAATCAGTGCAGGCCACGCCCGTCGCGTTGCCAGCCTCCGCGTCTCCCGCCGCATAGTTGCCGGTCGTGTCCGTGGTCAGCGCGACGCTGTTGGCTTGAATCGTCGCTACCGCGCCGCTGGTGACAACGTCCCCGGACAGGGGACCGGCCTGATACGTCACAGCACCGGAACAGATGCTGCCCGTCGTGCAGACGGTGCCCGTTTCGGCAGGTAGGCTGATCGTTCGCGTGCCGAGCGCCCCCGCAACCGGAGTGACGGCGATGGTGCCCGAGGTCGCGTTCTTGAACGTCAGCGTCGTGCCGGTCGTGCCGTCGAAGCACGCACCACTTGCGCAGTCGCCGACTGCAGTAACGTCACCAGAGCCGGACGCGGTGGAACAGGTGAAGTTCCCGCTGCCGTCCACGGCGGTGAAGAAGTCACCCGCCGAACAGGTCTTCGCGGTGACGCC